ATTAAATTTGAGAGCGGCAATAGTATGATACTTGACCTAAGTAAGGCTGAGTTTATCAAAGAGCAGTTTGAAGGCTGTAAGATTGGAATCTTCTACAAGTTCAAAGAAGAGTACAATGCACTGAAGCAGATATTTGGTGATGACTTAACCTCTGAGTTAAGTGTCTTTGAAGACACTCATAAGAACATAGCATTACAGATTGTAAGTGGACGTGAGGGAATCAGTTTAAAGCAGGCTGAGTACTTGGTTTACTACAACATTGACTTCAGTGCTACGAGTTATTGGCAGAGCAAAGACCGGATGACTACAAAGGAACGACTCGAGAATCAAGTGTATTGGATTTTTTCTAAGGGTGGTATTGAACACGACATCTATAAGGCTGTCACAAAGAAGAAAGACTACACTGTTAACCATTTTAAAAAAGATTTTTATGACAACGACTGATTCAAATGTATTAAACATCAACATCCCAAACCTTAAACTAAAAGTAAGAAGGAGTTGGCTTACCAAAAAAGAAAGCGACAGCTTAACGTTTGACAACTGCTACGCCTTTGCAATACAAAGCATAGCCGGGAAGATACTTACGTTTCACATTATGACCGACTACGGAATGCTTCGCAGTAGAGTCCCTATCTCAGAGTTGTTTTACGAAGAGCCATCTAAAGATATACCTGCAGACTTCAAGCAATTGTGGGATTGTTTTAGTGAGAACGTTAGTGTAGTTGAGTACTTGTACTTAGCTGAAAAAAGATGCAAGGTTATCTTGAAAGATAAGTCACTTGTATGGGCAACTTATATGTTTACAGTAGATTGGTTTAGTAATCCATACTCAGATGAGCCGAGCGATTATAAGTGTGGTCACATATTATTGGCTGACGATGGATACTTGTTATGCCAACCTAACAACAGAATATTTTGGAAAGATTCTAACTTCATTACCAATGAGTTTCCTGTAAATCCAAAAGAGTTTAAAGTGGACACCACGCTGCAATGCGTAGAAGCTGAGAGTGACAGATGGGTTAGTTCAAATGGTGACTCTTTTTATTACGACATTAACGAAATAAAATAAGTTGTATGACCCCGGTAGAGGAAATATTTAAAGCATTAGAATCACTTAATCAGAATGACTTTATAGATTGGTTATTAGCAAACAAACAAACACTAATTAAAAATGGTAAAATGTATCTGCATCAACGACAAGAATCGTCCGAGCAAAATACCACAGAACAAATGGCTTAAAGAAGGACAAGAGTACACCATCATCTTCACGCTAATAGTTCTCCCACAGAAAACTTTAGCCGTGCAGTTGGACGAGATTGACCTTGACGAAAGCTGTATGCCTTACGAGTTCTTTTTAGCCAACAGGTTCGCCTTTACGCAAGATGAATTAGAAAAGTTAATTGCATTTATTGAGGAATGCAATCACGTTAGTCTTTCTATTAAAGACTTATTAAAACAAACGAATGAAAGAACAGCAAGTACAAGCCAAGAAAATTAAAGAGTTAGAGGCTCAGGGATACTACGTTATTAAGCTCACGATGACTAACAAGAATGGGATACCGGACTTGCTTGCCATACCAAGAGACAGTGACGTGATATTCATTGAGGTCAAAGCAATCAACGGTAAATTGTCTAAGTTACAAGAGTACAGATTAAAAGAACTTCAAAACCACGGAGTGAAGGTTGAGGTATTTAGAGAAGAAAAAATCAAATCAAATGAAAAGAGCAAAGGAATGGTACCGGATAAAGGGAACGATGCAACTGATTAAAGATGAAAGAGTTATTAGGGAATACCGGTTTAATGACATTTATGCAAGAAGGAGAGTACTAAGAATATGGAACGCTGAAATAAAACCAAATGGGATATGTAGATATGAATTAATCATCATACCCGAAATTGATACAGATGTACGTTAAAAAAACTAATTTTGTTAAAACGCTTATGCGAATCCAAGAATGGACAACAACATAGAGAACGCTCGAGCACAGCGTATCGCCTTTAGAATAAACGAACAACACTTGTTGTTGGCAAACATCTACGAGAATCTCGTGGACAGGGACTTTGTCCCCGCAGAACGAGACATAAGAAATCTTGTTGTAGACCTGCGACTAATATTAAAATCATTAGAAGACGATGACTTTTGAAACAGAGGTAGACTTAATCAGAGAGAAGAAAGCAATTGAATTATTCATTAGCATCTTCGGAGGCTCATACAAAAAGTTAGACCCACACGATATAGACTACAAGGTATTTGACAAAGACAAGAACCTTATTGCATATGCTGAGGTTAAAGGTCGTATCAGAACAATACGTGCAGCATATCCGCTACCTGTCGCTGCTAAAAAATTAGTTAAACTAATTGACAAGAGAATTACGCCTGTATTGATATGGGCGTGTGATGATGGCATTATCTATGGCAAAGCCAATAAACTTTACGGAGAGATTAAATGGGGAGGTCGCCCTCCCCGTGATGGTTCATCTAATGATGCTGAGATGATGGTCTACTATGATAAGCAGAAGGAACTAAAGTACGTTAGGTATGTTTAATTACTGACCGAATTTATCAGACCCAAAACCATCTTTGCTTTTCTTTTTAGTTGTACCTCCAAATCCTTCTGAGCCAAATCCTCCTTTGCTTTTCTTAGGCTTTGGGGTATATTGATACATCTCATCTTTCATTGCTCTCTCTAAGCTATCAGCCGACTTCTTAAGTGTTCTTTTTGCTTGTTGCTCATCGTAGTCAGGAGCATCAGGACCAAATGTTTTATTCCAAAGCTCAGGGTTATAGCGTTTCATATCTTCACTATTCTCATAACCTTGTAGCTTCTCATCATTTGCCTTCTTTTTATCTCCTGAAGTCTTCTCCGCTTTTTCAAGGTCTTTGTATATATCTTTCATTACAGCCTTGCGAATATCTTTGTACAATGGAACAAGACCTAAGTTACCTAATACCTCTAATGGAAGACGAACATTTAATTCTTTCTCTCTTCTTGCAATAGCATCCTCCTTTTTCTTTGGTTTCTCTGTTGCTTTTTTATATATAAACGCAGCAGTATTTAAAGCAGGGGTATAAGCACCACCGGCATTCATAAGTAGTTTCCCTAAATCGGTATCTCTTGAATCATCTCTTGGTATTAATGTGTTAGCAATACCATCCTTATACGGGTCGTATTCTCCTTCTCTTAAAAAATCAAGGAACTCTTCGTTAGCTTCCTCTACACCATAATTTAATATACTTTTTACTGCGTTACCAAAATCTCTACCAATTAATAAAGAAGAGAATGCAGAAGCAAATGCTTGCCCAAGTTTCTGAAGAAATGACTTTTCTGTTTCCGGTTCATCATCATCAAAGAATAATCCCATAAGACCATTACCCATCATCTGAATAAGAAGACCATATACAACCATACGAGTAGTAACAGCAGCAAGAACTGCAGCACCCTGCTTCTTAGTTAATGAACCATTACCTAATGCAGCGTTAACGGCTGTACGTGCGGTAACATATTCAAAAATTAAGAACTTAGTCATAAAGTTATTGAAGTTATTAAATGCTCTAAGTAAAGGTTTCTGCTCAGGTTTTATGGTACCCTTCAATATCCCCATAAATGGATTATCTGTAGCACCAATCATTACAGACCTTTCGTCAGCTTTTTTAGTAGCCTTATCAAGAGCCTCCTTATTATCAGCCATATAAGTCTCATCATTGGCTGAAATCTTATCAAAGTCAACATCTTTACCTGTAATAGTTTTAAACTCATTAGCGAATGAGCCAAACCACATAGGTCGCATTGTGGCTTTATCCGGAGTAGAGATTAGAGTATCAGCAATTAACTCAACTGTATTTACAAATTTCTTTCCTGACAAGTTATAAATCTGCTGAATTTTATTGGCAACAATATTTTTAGCCTTACCTCCTTTTATACCACTTGCTTGACTAAGTATTGACGCATCTACTAATCTGCCTGATAACGCATCAGTAGGGAATATTCTGCTTGTCTGCTTACTTTTTAAATTCTCCATAATAACAGGAGCATCAGCAGACATAATAACACCTCTATCTTTAAATGCAGTCTCCATAGCCTTAGGGTCACTGATAACAGCGAATCCAATGTTTGAACTAAGTTCAGATACGAATCTGCTTGTACCCGCAAGAACAGCACGGTAACCTTGTTTGCTAAGGTAATCAGACGCCATATCCAATAAAGAATCTTGAGTAAATGAATTTGTCAATAATCCTTCAACTGATTCTTCAAATGCATTATTAACTGCATTTAGTATCTGTCTTTGCTCTTTAGGTATTCTTCCCTTTTCTTCTAAGTTTTTAGTCGCTTCGTTAATTGTTTTACGTGCAGTACGAATCGGTTCTGTTAGGTTATAATCCATCAATACAAACTTGGCACCACGCTCGGCACTTGAGAATACATTAAAGTTTAATGGAGATACCTTACCGGTTCTCGCAATTAAAGACTTTGCTTTTGTAGATGGTCTTAATGAATTGTTATATTCGGTTACAAATGCACTACCTGTAGTTAAATCATTAGGCTGATATTCGTGCAATACGTTCAAATGAACATAGTTATTAAGTGGGTTAATCCTATCACCACGAATAATTGCTGCAGTAAATTCAGCCTTCTCTCTAAGAGACTCATTGATACCACGAATATCATTGATGGCATCTTTCTCTGCTTGGTTGAATGACTTATATAACTTTTCGTTGTCAATGTTGCCATCAGCATCAGCGTATGTATCAAGTATGTCTTGTAACATTTCAGCGTCACGCTCTCCAAACTGAGACTTTCCGTCATCAATATGCTTAATGGTTGCCTTTAAGTAATCAGCAGCAGGGTTAACTTGTTTGTTTCCTTTATTTGAATCATACTCAAGTTGAACCATATAGGTCATCATCTTAAACTTAGACATTGTTGTCTTATTTGAATCAAGTTTAAATGACTTAGCGACTTTCTGCTCAGCATTTTCTAATACGTTTTGAACCCTACTTAATTCAGTTTTGAATATAGCTGCAGCTTTTGCAGAGTCTTCAAAAATAGAATCAAATATTTCCTTGGTTTTAAAGTTCCCAAATAATTGGTCAATGTAAAACAAAGGGTTTCTTCTAATCATTTCAGATATTCCTGTTCTTCCCTGCATTGCAACAACTGCCTTAGCATTTGAGTACAACTTAGAGAACTTAGCTATCTTACCTTTTACTACAGCGTTTTCATATCCAACTGCCTTGTTTTTAGCATTCAGTTTTTCTATCATTAACTCTGCGTAATGAGGAAAATAATTGTTATTGATATTGTCAATTACCTTAAGTAAGTTCTTTAGTTCTGTATTAGTTAAACCATTAACAGCATCAGTATTAATTAGCTTAGCTAACTGTTTTGATTTATCTCTTTCATCTTTGCTTGGTAATTCAGAGCCATCAATACGAGATTTTTTAACAACAGATACAAGTTCATTCTTTTCTTGTTCTGCCTCCTCTTCTGTTAATTCAGTTTCTTCAACTTGAGGAGCGATGTCCTCTTTATACTTACGCATTACATCGGCTTGTTTCTCATCAATCTCTTTCTCGTCAAGCATCTTCTTAATAGATGCTGCATAGTCTAACTTATCATCCTTGAATACCTTATTCTCTGAGTAATTAAACTTGTCAGCTAACTCGTCAGCCTTTGATTGTTCTGCGTCAATCTCATCAAGTATATCGTTAACGTCTTTTGTTACTACTGACTTCTCTTCAAGGTTAAGAACAGCTTGTCTTGCAGAGAACATATCAACCAATTCTAAGTAACGCTCAAGGTATTGGTCAGGGATAAGTGTTGGGTTAATTGAGAATAATCTTTGTAACGGACCCACTAAACCATCTGCAATACCAATCTTGGTAACGATGTTCTTCTTAGCTGCTTTAAGTTTGCTCTTAGCTACGTCAATTTTGTTGGCATATTCTGCGTTAGCAAATACCTTAGCCATATAGTCAACAAAGTTGGATACTGAAACTTCATTTAGCATATTTACCTTACCAAATCTTGATACGATATTTGCTGCTTGAACGGCTGTAATCTTACCGGTAGAAGCCATCTCCCTAATCTCTTTTGCTATATCTTTAGCGGCATCTCTTGATAAGTCTCTGATACGTTTAATAACAAGCATCTTTTCTGCTCTTGTGATATTGGTAATATCTTTTAATGCACCAAGAACACGACCAATATACATCCGATTTTCTGATGAAGGTATCCAAGTTAGATATAATCTTAGCCTCAGCAATACCTCTTGTTTTTTGACGAGCAATTAACTCGTCAGCCTTAACCATAAGTGCGTCATACTCCACCTGAATAGGAGCAATCTGAGTAACAGCATTAATACCATTGATGACATCACGGCTGTTTACATTGTTATCTTTAGCAACTCTTTTAATAGCTTCTTGTAATGCTACACCAACATCAACTAATGCTTTTACAGCTTTAATAATAGCTTTCATTGCAGGAAGTGCAATGTTCACACCAAGGTTCTCTCTTTCAAACTTCTCAATATCTTTAAGTGCTTGTTCAAGAGCAGCAGATATTTTTTGTCCTGTGGTCTTATCATTAGGGTCTAATGCAAGTAATTCATCAAGTGTTCCTTCAACATCTTCTGTAACCTCTTCAACTGTTGGCTCAGACTTAGTTTTAGCTTTAGCTTTAGCTTTTTTAGCTTCAGCCTTAGCTTTATCTTTTGCTTTTTTCTTAGCAACCTTGTCAAACTCTTTCTTTTGAATCTTATTCCAACTATCAGCAATAGCTTTTTTAGCATCACCTAAAGTTTCAAATCCGTCTAAATTAATCTCTCTTCCATCAGCATCTTCTGCTGTGAAGTAAAATATTTTATCCTCGTCAGTAATTTTAGTGATGGTTCCTATCTCATCACCATCTGCATTAGTTACCTGTACAGTTATTGATGATAAATATGAAACTACTCTTCCACTATCTGTTTCTTTTTCATCTTCTTCATAAAACAAAGCATTGTCTCTTGTAAATGCATCATTCTTTACATCAGATACTTTAAGTGGTACAAACTTTTCTTCTTCCTCAATCTCAATATCTCTTTCTTGCAATCCTTCAGGACGCATTGTTACATCCCCTTCTTCAGCCTCATCAAATTGAGAGAACTCTTCAGGTAGTAAACCAATCTTTTGCTCAGCAAAAAGTCCTTCTTGGTATATTTTATCTACAATAGCTTTTGCTCCTTGTTCATCACCTTGCTCACGTAACTTTCTTGCCTCCTCTCTCATCTTATCAATTCTTTCATTAACACCTGAGAAGTTTACGTAAGAGTTTTGACCACGAGTTTCAGTAGTCATTGCCCTTCTTGCAAGTGGCGAGAACATACGTGCGTGGATATTCCAAGCGTTCTCTTCCCCTTTAGGACCAAATGAGTTGCCTAATTCAGCGTGACCATAGAAGTCGTGAATTGCACGGAACACATCATTAACCAATAGCGTATTGCCTTTGGCATCTTTAAATCCTGAATCTTGAAGTAAAGGGTTTCTTTGTCTTTGCTCTTCAGTAATTGGATTGCTACCAAATCCTGCTTCAGTAGAGAATATCTTGATACGATTATTATTTTTTAAATCATCAATCATCTCCTGAGAATTGTTGTATGGTTCTTCGTTATCTACTTCAATAGTAAATCCGGCATCAACAAAGTCTTTATATTGGTCTAATGTTTCTTTAGACATAGCATCATAAGCAGCACGAACCTCAGGATTAGTGGGGTCGTCCTTCATTGCTATATAAGCATCAGCTATTCTTTTACCTCTTTCTTCATCAAGTTTTCTTGTACCGGCAAACTTGGGTCTTTCGGTATTGAAAACTCTTTGATAATATCCATTCGCAACTTCCTTAGCTTTCGGGAGTGGCTTATTGAAGAGTCTGTTTCCTGCGATAGGTCCGGCTGTTGGGGTTGTTGTTGGTTCTCCATTTTCTTGAATTTGAGTTGTTATTTCTTGCGTGCCCTGAGGCGTGATGGTTTCTTTGGTCCCTGTGGCAACGACTTTAAGTCCTTGGTCTCCTTCGACCACTTGCTGCAATCCCACTTGGGGTTGTTCTGTGCGTAGCACGCTTTCATCTGCTGCTTGTTTTTGAATGGCATCTTGTTCTGTTTTTAAAGTTTCTAATTCTGTTTGCAATTTAGTTTTTGCTTCAGGAAGTATATCAGGAGCAGCAACTTCTTTCTCAATTTCAGCAATCCTTGCTATTCTTTGAGCAGCTTTTTCAGGTGCCTCAATAATAGTTTTAGTCCCCTGTGGCTTACCTTGTAGAGCGTCAAACTCTTCTTGAGTAATCTCTTTACCATCTACCACATACTTCTTAGTCCCCTTAACTTCTTCTTGTAATTGATTTTCTTGGATGTTTTTAATCTGTTGTCTAATAACAGCAGCTTTATCTTTCCCTGTTTGGGTAGTGTTGCCTTCTAATTTTTTTAATTGCAACTCTAAATCAGTAATAGCATTTAGACTTGGCTCATTCAAATCAGGGTTACCTTGTCTTACTTGTTCTTTAATTGAAGACGTAACTATTTTATTCTGCATCTTTATTTTAAGAGCAGGGTCATTTTTTATATCAATGTTTGCTTTTGCTAAATCAGGAGCATCCATATTATCAATAAGGTTGCTTATAATTTCAGGAGATTCAATCTTTATACCATTTAATTTGTAAGAAGAAGGTCCACCGTTTGCAGCTTGAGTCTCAAATGACTTCATCTGATTCTCTACCATATCAGCTTCGTCTTTCTTCCCTTGACTTCTTAATAACTTAGCGTTTGCCCCCATTGCGTTTAGCAAGAAGCCTACACCAAAACCTACACCACCTGATTCACCAACACCTTCAAATAGTTCTTGGTTAGTATTGTAAATGTCTTGTGCTGATTTGTTTGCATATAATTGTTGAAGTACTTCTGTGGTCATTTCTTCTAAACCACCCGTAATACCTGCAACACCTTTTGTTTTAATGTAATTAGAAATACCACCGGCAGAGGCTTGGTTAAACCTCTTCATAAACTGCATAACAGGAATCTTTTCTAATACCGAACCAACTGCTGCGTTTTTATAAAATGCTTCAAACGCTTGGTCATCTGTAGCTCCTGCTTGTTTTGCTCTTTCAAATTCTGATTGACCCATAGACAATCCCGCACTCACAGCCACAGGGCTTGCTAACTCAGTAGCAAGAGTCTTTGCTGCTTGTACTGCTGCTGCACCCTTACCTGCTGTAGCTGCTGTTTGACCAACAAGAGCCGCACCTTTAGATGCTGCACCGGTAGCCCCACCTGTTGCCACTAATGAAGCAACCTGTCCAAATGCTTGACCAAATTGGTCACTTAAACTACCTTTAAAACTTTCGTCTTGAGGCGTAAGTTCATCAATTGTTTTATTGAAGTAATCTCCAAAGTTTATTAAAGCATCACTTATAAACGCTTTTCCTGAACCACCTGTAATTTTTGCAGTAGCACCTTGAAGAAGTGTTCCCAATCCTTTTACAGGACTACCTATAAAGTTTTTGTAGAATCCTTTATCTAATGCAGATACCGTATTTAAAAGCCAACCTTGCTCATCCTTTTGTGGTGCTTGTTCTTTTGGCTTAACAGGCTCTGTTAGTTTTGGTTTGACAATAGTATTGTCTTGTACTGCACGTTGTTTCTCAATCTTTGGTAAGACCGAAGAACCAACTTCCAAAGGCAATGCCGTATCGACTTTTTTTTTAGAAGGAACACCTGAAGAAAATTCAGGGAACTTTGCAAATACCTCATCTTCTGTAGTATATTTACCGCTATTTGATGTGGCTACAAAGTCTCTTAATACTTGAATATCATATCCTTTTAATTCAGGAAACTTAGATAATAAAGTGGCTTCATCAGCGTATTTACCGCTATTAGAGGTGGCAACAAAATCTTTTAACGCTTGTCTTAAATCCGGCATAATTAATATTTTTTATCTTTCATTTCCTCCTGTTACCGTTGTCTTTGGTTGTGCTTTTGGCTGTGCTTTCGGCTGTGCTCCAAATATATTTGCTGCTGCTTTTCTATCAAATCTTTTAATAATTAAATCTTGAATAGCTGCTGCATCTTCTAAGTTGTCAACGTTAAATGAACCAATAACCTTTCCGGTTGAGTCTGTTACGTCAATCATATCATCCGTAAATCCATTCGTATAACCCCTGAAACTGAAGCCTAAGTTACGGAACTTATTTATTAAATTATTCTGAGTTTTTTTAGGGTCATCAGGAACAATTAAACTTTCTATTCCTGCTGCGATTTCAGCAACTTTAGGAGTATAATCTTCAGCTCCTTGAACACCTGCTCTGCTTGACCTAACACCTGAGAAGTCAGTAATTGCTCCATATGTTGTTCCGCCTCCGCCTGCTTTCACAGCTTTTTGTCTGTCAACTACACCGTGTAATTCAACGCCTTTACCTGCAAAATCAAATAATGTAGAACCTTGCATTGGAATCTCTCTATTCTTTTTAGCATCAGCATATGTTAATATTACTGTTCCCGGTTTAGTTTCTAAGTCGATACCAAGTAGCCCTTGTGCTTGAGCATTTGGCGTACCCAATAATATATCTGCAGCATCTCTTTTAGCAGCAGCAGTTTTACCTGTATATAATTGGTTCCAAGCACCTGCAGCAGCTTGTTCATCTTTTGCTTGTTGACCTGCAGCATATTGCCAAGCCTGTGGTTGAGGACCATAAGGAATAGTTCCTGTAACGTCAATATCTCTCTTGTCATCTATCTTACCCAATAACTGAGTTCTAACCCAATCACGAGCTTCTTTCTCTTGCTCTTTATAATGAGCACCACTCTTGTCAATGATAGGCAATCCTGAGCTTTGATTAATCTTTAAAAGAATCTTGCTCTTGTCTTTTGCTGCTACATCTTTGTCATAAGTAAATGACTCTTGACTATACTTCCCTGTGTTCTGAGTAAGAACAGAAGAGATATTATAGTCATTAGCAAAGTATGAATCAATCGTGCTATTGATTGCAGAATTTGCTTTATCAATTGAATCCTGAAACTCAGGATGCTTTTTTACCTCGCCTTGTAATGCTCCAATTCCTAATAACTTAGTTACCGTGCCTGCACCTGTTTTAGTTGCAGCTTGATAGATATAATCCATACTTGCACCTAAATTCTTGACAGTATTATTCATAGCCTCCTCTACTTTAAAAGCAGGTGCTTTTGATTTTGAGAAATCAGCGAACCCTTCAACTGATGCCATATTAGCTCCTGTTAAAGCCTGAAGTTCTCCGCTTTGGATACCATCCATTTTCTTTTTGTAGTTATCTTGATATAATTTCTGTAAATCAAACAATGTATTTGTTCCATCTACATAGTTTTGTCTTCTAAAAGTAAAGTCTTGCAGCTTCATTTGACCTGACTTTAATAGTCTATTGTCAATCATCTGCTGCTCCATCATTGAATGGGCGTAATCATTTGTAAATTTATTTCCATCTTGGAACTGACCTTGCGGTGCATTCTCTAATGTTTTCTGAAACTCACGAGTCGCTTGGTCAATTGCGGCTTTCTTTTGCTCACGAATAGATGTCTCTTCTTTAAGCATATCAGATATGCCTTTGCCTACCTCTGCCCAATTTACTTGACTATCGGCACTTCGTTCTGCGTATTTATAATATGTTGCCATCAACTGAATGTTTTATTTTACTACTAAAAAAGTTTTTTATAGGTCGATGGTTGAAAAGGATTGAAGCCGTACATATTAAGACCTTGTTGTCTTAAGTTTCTTAAAGCATCTCCACTTTGTTTTCCCATAAAATCTTGGTATTGAAATCTATTCATTGAGCCTACCTTACTATAATCAACACCACCAATTGTTCCTAATCCTGCAATTTGTTGTTGTGTTTGCTCAGGGGTCATACCTTGTTTTTGACCCATACTCTCAATTCTTCCTAACTGACGAGCACCTGCACTCTTCTCATATAATGGAGCCATACTTGCAAGCTGACCTGCCATACTTGTTACGCCTTCAAATCCTTGTTGAGTTGCTTGTGCACCTAACTCAGCCGCATTTGCTGCAGCTAACTGAGCACCGGCTACTTCTTCCAAATCTAATTGCATACCAATATCTCTAAGGCGACCTTCTTCTTGTGCACTTAATCTTTCAAGACCCATTAAGTCTTGACCCATAGCAGTTCTAATTCCTGCCTGTCCTTCTTGTTGTGCCATTTGAATACGACCTGCTGTAGCAGCCGCACCTCTTTCGCTCTCTACACCTGCTTGAATAGCTTGAGCACCCTGAGAAAGCAATGCTTCTCTTTCCAATTCGTATGGTTCTTTTTGGATGCTTAGCTTGTCATAAACATTGACTTCAAGTTTTTTTCTTGCCTCTTGCATAGCTTCTGCCGCATCACGCTCAGCATTACGCTGTGCTTGTTTCTGCTTGCCTGCTTGAACAAATGACATTGTAGTTGTGCCGGCTGTTGCGGCTAACCCAATTCCTGCTGCGATTGTAGTAAATGCTGCCATATTATAATACTTTTATCATTTCTGCTGTATAAGAATCTCCCTTGATATATCCAAGTTCTTCGTACATTCCTATAAGGCTTTCATTTTTAATTAATGCGTAACTATATTTACTTCCCGATTTCTTGCAAATCTCTGTCAACGCTGACTACCCAAGCCACTTTTGAATTAGTGATGTACATAAATCCTGCACATACAGGAGTTTCTTCATCATATATAATTATACCACCCTTACCATCGTTAGGCAGGAAGTCTCTTTGAGGAGGCGTCCAACCCCACTGTTCCCACCATCCTACGAGAATATTATCGTAGTCAGTTTCGTTCAGTTCTCGTATAATTAATTCCATATTCTTACAAAGATATTAAATTTAAGGAAAACTTTTCATAACCTCAGACTCTACAGCAAACAATTCTACTTTGTCTGCAGACGTGTTCTCTATATTGAATGTACAATAATGACCTAAGACTCCGTGTGACTCTGCAACTGAGTTCTTAATGTATAAGAAAAAGGCATCTTGAATAGGTATTGGAGTTGTCCCCGGAATGGTTGTATTTATTGTAATTCTATTAATACCATTAACTAAATTCACTGTAATTGCCGTAACAGCCCCTGCAAGAACAGGAGTGGTATATGGAGGCAATGAGAAATAGAAATAGTCCCCAACACTAATGATGCTGCCAATCTCAATTGACGGAGCAAAATTAATGACATTACCACCGGTAACACTTGTGCTTCTGCCTATACCATTGACACTTCTTAAAGCGAGTTCGCCTATTGCATTGTTTCTCACAAAAGCAAAGAATGAAGCCTCTTTCTTCTCAAACCAATTGGCTTGAATAAACCCTGAAAACTGTAAGTCAGTCTCTAATGTTACGCCCCACTTGGCATCCCCTTCCAAGTTAATAGTCTTAAATAACTTGTTTTCAAGAGGTGCTGTATTGAATGCACTTTGTAATGTAGTTGGGGTAAAATCACCTGAAGGATTCCCAATCTTCACCCACCAAGGGCTATAAAAGGTATTACGACTTGCGTTTACATTATGCCTATAAAGGTCTCCTCCTTTGAACGTATAGAAATAGTTGTTCATTCCTATCATCCAATCAGGATAATAAGAGTAGAAGGATACCCACCCTCCAACCATATCGCTAAACGATAATGTATAATTTGCCATAGTTATCTATTTTATACGCAAGCAGTATCGCATACTGCAAATGTATTTAAGTTTAATGTTGTTCCTAAATCCCCTGATACCACAGTATAAACTGATGTAAATATACTTGCGGCTCCTGTTGAAGAGCAATCAGCATCAGCAATTATTCCCAAACAATATGCATTTGCATATGTTCCACCACCACCTGTACATTGGTCGCAAGTAACTTGTACATTAATAGTGTCTCCTACAGATACAGTATATGTTCCACTCGCTGTAGTACTTCTACTTTCAACAATAGAGCCATTAACATACAAGTCCATAGTACCTACAGAACCACCTGCCTCTGTAAATGACCAAGCCAAAGACGCAGTTGTTGGAACTCCACAAGATGCCTCGCATAATTCTAATGTTGCATATGTTCCTGTTCCATCACCCGGGTCTGTACAAACTCCTTCAACACAATTGTATGAAACTTCGGGAGGTGCTGCACAAACACCCAATGCAATAACCACCCCTGCTGAACTTACTTGAAACCAATCATTACTACCGGTAATTGAACCTTCGGCAAGATAGAATCCTGCTGTTAATGGAGTTGAACCATAAGCATCAGCATATACAAAATCATATAATCCAACTGTGCCCGGGGTATTTGCTAATGAAGCATTATAGTAAGTAACGGTCTCAGTCAACTCGCACACTGCTGTACTTGTTGCAGCCATTACACTTGAACTAAATCCTGTAAGTAATTCAGGACAAGCAACTGACATTTGCCAAGCTGTACCTGAACAAGGACCAACTACCTCAAAGTTAATAATGGATGGAGACGCTGTTAATTTTGGTATAACCATCATTGTACTACCGGGAGCAGATACTCCCAATGATACATCCCCCGCATTAACGGTTATACTTTGAGTGTCGCCTGTTGCAACAAAAGCTGTTCCATTGTAACTAAACTCTGTCAAAGCAGGGTAAGTCGTTCCTGATATTCCACAATCACCACCTGTTTGTCCTACATAAGTAAAGTTCCCTGAAGTACTACTTTGGTGTAATCCATCAACAGGAGAAGTTAGTTTATTATAAACATTTGCTCCAAGTGTTGCTCTTATGCCGTCAGGGACCCCATACGGGTCGAATCTTACTATAATAGCACCAACATCACCTCCTGTACTTCCGGTGTCTAAATCAAGCAAATAAATGCCTTGACCGCCACTTGCATTAATAGTCTCTCCGCAAGGAGTTGCACAAGTAGGACAATTTTGTTGTGGTAATAATACTCCTCCAACCTGCTCTCTCACGATAACTCCATTGGAATAAAATCCATCAGCCGCAAGAGTAGTCAAACCTTCATTTGTAAATACTGCTGTTGCAGACCCAAGAGAAGGAGCGTTTAAATAATATGATGCACTTGTTGCCATTTATTTTTTATTTTAAGATGTTCCGCATATTGGTAACATAGACCAAAATGACTGATGGGTTAACGATGTACTTGATGTAGCTATTATTGTTCCTCCTGAGTTTCTTAATTCAAGTGTAAAGTAAACAGGGGTCGCTGAACCGCTTGGCTCAAAATATGTTATTTGACCATTATCAGGGTCTGAATCTGATATAGTCACAGTAGCCGTAGAAGAAGGGAAACCTGTAGTTACAGTTATGTAAGACCCAACCGGAGCGTTTGATGTGTTTATACCATATCTAACTGTACAAGCTGCGTTGTCATTACAATTGTTCTCTCTACACTCAGGAGCACCTAAGGATATTGATGCCGCAAAACAGTTTGCTTGACAGTCCTCTAAGGTAGAGTATGTTCCACTTCCATCTCCCGGGTCAACACAACTTCCACTTTCGCAGTTGTAAGACTCTACCACAGGAGCACCACATCCACAACAAGCATCACTTGCACTTTCGTCAGAATAGCACAATGTTGTTGAAATGGCTTCTCTTAAATCCCAAATAAAGTACAAGTAATCCTGTAATGCAGGAACTGTAAAGTCTGCAAAATTATTTGTGCCTCCTCCTTGATTAGGTGTAGCCGTAGTAGCCAACCCTAATAAAGTATTAATATCAGAGGTATTATTACCGTATAAAGTATCTGATGTATAGTACTTAAACTCGTCTGTTGCAGGATTAAATACAAATGTGTCCGTAGCAAATTGATTAGTAATTAAACTAACCGTACTACCTGCAGGAGGAAATGCCCCTGTTCCTACAGCACCCGTTGTCACATTATATCTTGATATAAGAGGTGTAGTTGTTCCTGATGCAAACGTTACAAGACTTGACTGTAATGGAGAAGTAAACGCCCCATCTACATATCTGTATTGCGTATGAATGGTATCACCTGAGTCATAGTCATTAGTCAATACAACCTGAACGATTGTTAATTGAGCCGCTTGACAACAATCAGCAAGTACACTTAAGATAATATCTCCTGTATAATTAATTGTAATTGAAACAGTTTCTACCGATACGTTGTTCTTATCAAATGTTATTACGCCACTTTCAGTTACAAATCCTGTAGTGTCAGTTGTGCCATCATACTCAACTACTATCTCAAACTCACCATCTTGGCTTATTGATACAACTGAATAAATGACATCAGCAAGACCAACAGTAGGACCCAAATCAACACAATAGTTAAAAGACTTAGTCTCTTCCGCTAATGTAGTTAATGTAAATGTTTGAGATATACCACACTCTAAACACTCAATATTGTAAGGCAAGTCTAACTCATTACTTGATAGAACATACTCGTTCATATAAGGGTCAAATCCACCAAGTTTCTGTGTATTAAATGAAGTGTTAAACTCATCTCTAAACCAAGTTCTCATATTCATCTCAGAGATAACTTTCAATTGGTCTTGAGCATAAGAGTCTCCTCTTAGTTGAATAACAGCTCCACGCTTTACATCAGTAAAGTATCTGTCATAACCCCATTGGACATAACTCTCAGGATTAAAGCTAATGCCATACTTCTCGCTACGAGCAATCTGAGTTCCTAATACCTGAGGCACAGAAGCTACAACGCCTCCTCCTGTGGAGTCAGAGATAAGATTTTTATCAGCCAATACGTATGAAATCTTGTCTTCTTGTAATACAAGGATATCTGTTTGACGACCATCTAATACAAATATCTCTCCAAATGATGGCTCACAAACTTTATAGTTAAGTAATCCTAAATTAAATTCATTTAACTTATTTACATTTGATTCATCGCTATATACGCCACTGTATGTAATATCAGCAAATCTATCTGTTGCTTTATAATCTTGAGCCGAAACGCTTGTTACTCTATTTCCAAAATTAAATGAGTTCCCTACTATAGAGTCTCTAATCTTATAACTCTCAGCTCCGTTTCCAAAAGCAAAGCAGTTAAAGAATTTTGTATCTATAATTGCAGGGATGCCTGCCGCAATATTTTGGTCTTGAATATTACCTAAGTGGTTTCCTCCAACAATAGGTAGTGACAATTCATTTTCAAAAAATACATCAGGTAACGAATCAGATGGAAGAGTCTCAAATATAATTGTCTTATCTGAACGGAATACTGTTATATTAACTTCAACATTTGAAGCACGAGCATTAGGATAACCTACACCTGTACAAGGAAGCGTTCCCGTTACCATCAATTGTAATTGATTGGTAGCTGTATTTCTATAAAATTTATAGTAGTTAATACATAAGTCAGTTAATATATCTCCTGCCGTATTTGTAATACCGGGAATAAATTCATTATCCGGAGTACATTGTCCTGCTCCTGCATATCTTGTTCCGTCATTTAAAAACTGCTCAACATCATCGCCTATCCACCAATCGTACATATTGTCGTATGCATTTGATGAAATAAGCGTTTTCTCCAAAGTGTTTCTTCTTTCCTCACAAGAATTACCAACACCACCTCTACTCTGTTTAATGCTTAATACAATGCGGCTACCTGCCGGTACATCATAATCAACCCAAGCTGATGTAGCTGTATCAAATCTATTCATTGGATAGTAAAGAATAGGATAAGGTCCTCCTCTTGGAGATGTTTCAGTTACCTTTCCCGGAGCTATAATAGCTAATTCATCCTGAACAATGTTAAAGCTGTTAGGATTAATTTTAGCATATACACCTGCAGGTATTGGTATCATTACATCAGGGTCCAATGCACTTGGTATTTCCAAGAAGCCTGATGCTTGAGAAGACTTCTCAAGTATAGTTGCATAAACACAAGAACTTGTAGGACCATTAGAATCAGCCTTAACAATAAGCCTGTCTCCTGCTTCTACCTTACGTGCGTTCTCACCTTCAAGCAAGAAATATGCATTGTTTGTTATAGGGTCTTGAAAGAAAATGCTAACGTAAATCGTTTCATAGTTTTCTTCGTCAGGCTTAATAACAAACTTATATCTTGTTGCCCAAGATGGAGGTAATTGAGTTGGCGGTATTACAACCTGAATAGCATTCTTAAAAGAAGAAAGTCCACAAGGAATGTGCTCTGTATTATTAGGACTTACAAGAGCAGTTGTTGCTCTATTAAAGTCATCCATATATACAATACCAATCTCATAGTCACGATTGCTGTGCAAACTTTGTGGGTTTGCAATCTCTTGGAATGTAGCCTCTGCAAATGATACTGCATAGTACTCATAAAACGTTTGAGTAGGAGTACTTAAATTATTAACGTATCGCATTGCAGGGAACTGAAGTCCAATTACACTACTTCCGGGACTTGTTACAATACCAACAGGTTGTGCAACCGCACTAATACCACTTCCATTCTTAATGAATGCATCTAAGTTATTTGGTATCGCACAGTTGAATGCATCTGTAAATGTTGTTCCATTACAAGCATTGGCTACTGTTTGAATATTTGCAGCAGTACCTACTGCATTTTGAAACTCTACGCTCGTTGCCAACTGATACACTGATGTATATGTAGTAGACAAAAAGAACGCAAAGTTTAATCTAACATTGTCTGTTGTTTCGGTAGGGAACGGAGTTTGACCGGTAAACTGAGAGTGAGATATTGTTATCTCTAAGTTGATTGCCGAACCTGACACTAATGTCTGTCCTGCTAAATCAAATGTAACTATAGCGTTTGCAATATTTACACTTCCGTTTATTGAGTAGTTTCCTGATTGAAGACCATCGTCAATATTTGTATTACCAATAGCAGTAGATACTAAATTAGTAGTGTACTCAAATTTAACAGGAGCACCAAATTGGTCTACTAAATCATATCCCTCAACATAGTTACCATACATTAATCTGTTACCCATAATTGTCTGAGCCTTGGCAAAACGAGGTACGTTATCGTACAATCTTAATAGCTCAGCCTCAGAAAGGATGGTAAATATCTTACTGTTTGTGAATGTATATTGATAGTTGGTATTATCTGCAAGACCTAAATTAGCCTTGTCGAGTTTCTCAATAACCTTAATCACATTGCCATCTGCTCTCTTAAATAATAAGTCTATACCAACTACAAGAGAACTACCTGAATTGTATGTAACAATTGCTGAGTTACAGAAATTGGTCATACCCTCATTTAAGAAACTCTCGATGCTAAAACTAAATGGATTAGGTACAAACGCAGGTTGAGACCACTGAGAAGTGGCACTATACTCTCCGTCAATGTATCTGTATCTGTAAGCAAAGCAAATGAATCTTGTGTTCAAAAAGTTCTCTTGACCATTGGTTACAATTGGCTCAACTCCCGGTGATTCTACCGGTGGCTTCTTGATAACAAGTAATGACTCTGCTGTGATTTGGTCTACATTACCAATTGGATTAGGGTAGTTCCTTTTGATGTTCATACATCTCGGAGCATTATAATCATCAGTAAAAAAGAACAAATCGTTTAATATATCAATACCCGTAACTAAGTAGTTCGGGTTAAAGTTAAGTGTTGTGTTAACGCCACCACCATCGTCAATAGAGACAATGTGGTATGTTAATATGTTTGATGAAACATTAAAAGAAACAATTAAGTCAAGTTTTCCCGTAGCACCTTCAGAAAAATTTGGGTCGTGCACAAGCCAAAAGATAGTCTCAGTTGCACTATCTTGAAGTGCCCCAATACATCTTGCTGATGCACTGAGCGGAGTTCCGTCAATATAAGCCAATGAAGTAAGGGGAAGATTCCCCTTTGTATTTTCAATTACCCCAACTTCTGAGTTCTCTGTTGAACCCATCCTGATATTCATAGCATCTATATACTCACCCTCAGGCAGTAAACGTTGGTCTACTACCTTGTTCATCCTACCTGCTATAAAGTTTCTTGAAATATTTGCCATTTTATTTTATTTGCTTGTCCATACCTCTTAAGTTCATTAAGAGTCTGCCCGGATGAATATTGCTAATTCTAATTTTTGCGTTTCTCAACAATGCACTTTTCTCTTTACGAGCACGAGCAATGATGTATTCTTGCACGCCTAATTTAGAACTTAAAATGTCATATTGAATAGATGCATAAATATATTTCTCAAACAACTTATTTACAGTAATTAAAGAATTATCTCCCTGCTCCATACCATCAGAAACGTACTCAAGAATACAAGACAATCCTGACATAGACGAATCAAAGTTAATTACTCCCGCTTTTCTATCCACATTAAATGTAGGATTAAAATTAGCTGTCTCTGTATTTAGTCCATAAGCTGTTCCAATGTTAGCCTCAAAGTACCACATACCATCATAGTTCCATCCCAACTGACCATTGAATTGATTGCCTTGGTTTAAGTAGATACTCTTCTTAGTCTTAGTTAATCTGTCAAAGTCAATGTTTGAATACTGAGGACTCAATGCGTTTCCGTCTTGGTCAAATAAAATACGACCTGTATTATCTTGTAAGTACGCCTTAGATGAAAGTGTTTGAATATTTTCAGTCAATGGTCTTAACCAACCATCTTTATACAAAGAAACTCTTACCCAATTGACATAATCAGAAGGTAAGATGTATCTTAACATATCAGGCACAGTCAACTCTAATACTTTAATTTCTTTAAATGCATCATAGTTTAACTCCTGAATAGCACGCTTAGCGTGGAACAATACTTTAAAACGTTCCTCGTTGTTAACCAAAGAATGGTTTCCTGAGTACATCAATAAGAAGTTATTTACAATGTCTTGTAAACTTACATACTGATACGACCCCCAATTCTTATCTTCAGGTACAACACCTCCATTTTCGTAATATTGATACTGTGATATATATGCCATATCTTAAAAGTTTTTATGGATTTTGTTCTTGTTGCTCCTTAGCCATATTGAATTGTACAACTTCGGATTCACGAATAGATATACCACAATACTGAAGAATCCTTGTAATTAATTTATACTCATCTTCCGGAGGTAATTCAAAGTCTTGGTAGTCAGATTGTGATTGGTCAAATACAGGCTCACCATTAGCCAAAGTAATGTATGTCCATTTAGGAACCTTAGGGTATCTAAAATAGGTTGCAAGAACCTGACCCTTGTTACTTATGGTTGTAGGGTAGAAAGTCAATTCTTCGCCTTGTAATGCGTAAACAGGGAACTCTATTGTTGGTTTAGTTAAATTAGAGTTAACCAATAAATTAAGTTTACTATTAATTACCTTTTCTGCTTGATTAATAGTTGAAGAAGAAAATATCGCATAAGCGTTACCTGCTGCCAAAAATATATTTGAATCTAATTGAATTGCTGTATTACTAAGTACCAATACCACGGTAGATACCAAACCTGTAGTAAGATTTGTAACTACATCTCCTGCTGAAAGACCATTGGTTAAGAATGTTGCTGTACTATCAACCAATTGCCCACTAACTACAGCAGTATTTGTCCCGGTCTTAAGCGTTACAGGCTTGCATTTAACATCCAACAACATATAGGTTAAATATCCCGTAGTTGAAGGAGTAGGCATTGAAAATTTATTAGCTGATATTTTTGAAAGATAATCTGTACGTAAGAAATACTCCAACACTTCTGCAATAGGTTGTTCCATATCGGCATAATCTACGCCTGCTGCTCTTGCATTTTCAGCATTTATAACCTTGTTATAGCTGCTAAAATATTCCTCGTAAATTTCCATCTGCGAATTTTGAGCATACAGATTGAAATCAGAAGGTGATACATATCCGTAGTTGTTTTTATTCAACACAGATAATACCGTATTTCTTACTGAGTTTATCATTAGTTCTTTTTTTACAAATATACATAAAAAAAAAGAGGGCACAACAAGTGCCCTTCTTTCTAATCATCAATCAATAATCAACATCAATTATCCTAAAACAGCCTCTAACATCTTTAAGGAGTCAATGCCATCATCGCTCTGTAAGTAGTGGGCTACCATCTCATATGGGTCCTCTCCAAACGGAACAGACAACATCTTCTTCTTATTGGTAGCGGTATTAAACCACACCTCTTTGTCGCTGTTTCTTAATATCAATAATTTGTTCTCAAAGAATGTACGAACCTTAGCCTGAAACTTTAATTCAGGGTCGTTTAATATATTCAAGAACTCTTTAGGGTCTCTTTTAGCAAATACCAAAATGTCACGTCTTAATTCAGCAGTAGACACGGTAGATGGGTCTTTTCCAAACATAACCCTTGTCAACGTTTCAATTTGGTCAAGTGATAACTGACGAGCTTCAATTAGAGCCTCAACTTCTAAGTTCAAGTCTTCTACCTCAGCAGCAGCGTCTTTTTCTTTATCTACTTCAACAAATATGTTACCGTTCAATGGGTGATAGTGGAGGAACTCCTGTAATACAGGGTTGTTCTTTGGAACTCTTAAAAAGCCATCTTCAAAGATGATAGGCTCAATAATAAAGTTTCCGTCTTGTTCGTCCTCAAATGGGGACTTTTGATTCGTGCAATATCTAAGAGCACGATTAACATTGTTCTTCTCGTCAAACCACATTAGTGGGAAACGAGGGTGATTTCTTGACGCTAACGTATATGATAGCGGATTTCCTATTTTAAGTCTATAGACTTTATCTACAGGAGTAGTACCTTTTGCCATTTTGTATTTGATTTAATTTGATTTTTAAAAAAAGGAGAGTGTCTTTGAAGACACCCTCCCTATAGATTTTCTTCCTTTATTATCCGTAACGGAATAATACGAAGTTGTTAGCACCCAAGGTACATACGCAACGCTCAGAAAGGAAGTTAACCTCCATTGCATCCAAGTCGCTTGTAGCAGCACCACCGGCAGAACCTGTAATCCAAGTTTTGTATCTGCGGTCTTCAGCTTCAGAAGCACGGTAACGAACGTGTAAGAAAGGACGC